CTAATTCTATCTCTGGTTCTAAAAATAAAATTAGTTCCAGGATTTAACTTGGCATATTTATTGGCATCATTAAGCGTCAGGCCATCAACAAACCCTTCATTAGGATCGATATATCCGAGCCTAATATCACATCTCGTTGCTGGTCCGAAAAGATCGAATGACATTATTTACTAAACTTTGTCTTCATACTTTATATTTATGAACCATCTCTTAAATCAATATCTGCTGTCTGCGGTGGTGGTTCTGCGAATGCCGTTTCTTGTGGTTTATCTCTTGCAGTTTCATTCTCTCTGTTAGTTGCATTTTCTACCGACTTAGCACTTGGTAGTGAAGTATCTGGTTTTGCAGATCCTCCGTGAGACAGACAATAACTATCAGAGACTGCAATGTTTGGTGATAACTCACAACCAAAAACATTCAGGGAAATATTACTGAATGATAGTGCAGATGTGACACTGCCACCGATACCACCAATCAGAGATTGAATGTCTGATAATGCACCACTAACTCCGGCAAGTTCTCTTTGAATGTCCTCCAGGAAAGCATTTATATTATCAATCAAACTATTATTTGCACTATCAATTTCAGTTTTACTAGCGTATAATGCTTGACCAACTACATCTTCTGCTGTGCAACTAGCAACAAAAGGTTGTCTCTTAACTTCATCATTTTGAATATTATCTACATTTTCTCTTGCTTTTCTCTCAGTATCATCAAGATTCAAAAGATCGTCAATAATACCTTGAATTAAGGCACATATATTATTTGTAAGTTTGCCATACAAACACAAAATAAGTTCTGTCAGTTTTTCTTTGATGTCGGCCATCATAGATCTCATATGAGTTGGCACCGCAGCAACTACCTTAGTCATTGCTTTGTTCAGAACTTTCAATACATACTCCATGACTTTATCAAAGAGTATTTTCATATACTTTGCAATCTGACAGGCAGCGTCACTAATCAATTTTTGTACGTTTGAAATCGTATTTGATACAGCATCAATATAACTTGATATTGCAGAGAGATATGAGTTAATTTTTTTAGTTAACTCATCCAGAACTGTTTGAATTGCTTTAAGGGCAGATCCAACCATGTCATCAGGTTTCATCAAAACAATACATTCTTTTATTTTAGTCTCACGTTTTACATCGGCAGCAGATAGTTGATGGGGATCTGGATTTTCTTTTGTGGGATTACCTGTATTTGGTGTGGTTGGAGATTGTTGTTGTCTCCTTAAATTTTTAACATGATCTGCCACCGCTTGCATTGCGGCGTCTTCTACCTCTTGAACTGACTTACCTTCGTTTCTCGCTCTTTCTCTTGCTTCATTTGCAACCTGTAGACCATCCGGAATTTCACTAAGAGGTTGATCAGGTCTCAGTCCAAATTTATTAACTTTAGTGCCTGGTGGCGGTGGTGCAAGTGCTCGTGCTACTTGAGAACTTGATGGTTTTTTAGTAACTAATCCCTCATCAGGAGCTATTGGTCTGGCATTTCCTAGAGGTGGATTTTTTCCATCTGCATATCCACTCGTCGCAGAAAAGTTAGTATCCGTTTGCCCAATCTTAGTTGCCATTGGGGTCTGGGCATTGTTAGCCAAAATACCCATGATGACAGGAACCTGCTGGTCCTGTCCATCCATGAAGAATCCATAGACAAAATTACCCTGTCTGATTGCAGGAGTTGTGCTCGCATTTGCCTGTCCACCACCAGCAGTGACTGGATACATGACAGTTGCCCAAGGCAACTGATCTGATGGAATAGATTCTTCTTCTTTATCATGGAGACCCATGATACGAACTTTGTATCTAAATCCCCAACCAGGAATACTATTAGCATCCTCGAATTTTCCGGGCAGAAGATTGTCTCTCCATTCAGAATCGTCAGCAACCTGACCAATCCACCAAGAGAATTGATTGCCTAAAAAACCAGAATTAAATAGAGATCCTGTTTCTAGTGTCATTAGTCGTCGTATACCAAGCACTCAGGTTCAGAGGGATTCTGATCGCAGTAAAGTTCTAAGTAAGAGGGGTCGTGGTGATCACCATCTTCGATTTCTTTTTTATGATGTTCTACATATTCTTCTAGCTCATGCAGTTCGCCTTCAATATGACGACGCATTTGTGGATTAGTTGTGGGGTCTTGAAGGATTTCTTTATCCTTTTCAATATGTTTCTCGATACTTTCCATAGGTTTTATTAAAATGTTGATGTGCTGCTAAATGATTTTCTCTGAACGGAAGGTTGCACACCAGGAATAGACGTGGGAGTTGCAGGTTTTCCTGATTGAGATGTAGGATCCTTCGCTTTTCCTGTTCTGCCAACAGAATCTCTTACTAGGTTTAATTTAGTATAAGTTCCTGCTGAATTAACAAGATGACATAATGCCGATATAATATATAGACCTCCAATTTGACGATCTATATCATCATTCTTTGTATCCTTTTGCGGTGATGGTGCATCAAAGTAAACAGCATCACCTGCATGTAATGAAAAATCTCCTGGTATTGTTATTTCAATTTCAGTGGTATACAACTGATTGTAGCGCATGATTGATTGACATTCAATTTGCTCTGGTACATAATTTTCTTCCTTTGCTTTTGCAATTTGTTCCTTTGTATCTCCTGATGGTAATGTTCCAGTATCACGAATTCTGTATAATTGTCGAGAGAACTGTTTATTTTTACCCTCACGATTTAACTCTGGGTTTAATGTAGGTAATTCTTTTCCTCCAAGTTTTAAAGACTGTTCAAAATTTTTCGCCTCAAATGTATATACATCAAACGTACAGTCTCGTAAGTTAAAGCAAGTTAGTTTTGTTGATTGATATCCTTGTTGTAGTTTTGCTTGGGTATTAATTTTATTCTTTTTTAAGTAAGTGATTGCTTTTAAATCATACCCCTCAGGTATATTAGCACCTCTTGAGTCTGGTGTCTCGTTATAGATAATTGATTTCTTCTTTTCCTGACTTAGAAGAGTATCAATTGATTTAAACTTATATCCCTCTGATGTTTCAAAGAAAAAGTATCCTGCTGTCTTACCAATAGGAGTGACTGATGTTGGTGCTGCTTGTTTTGATAACCAGTTTATTGTGTAAATTGGTTTCCAGTTTTTGGGTGACACATTTAAATTATTTGACTCTTCAATATCAGAAACATCTTTTTCTGTTTCTAAAAACTCTGTTAGTAATGTTTTAACACTATCAGATATCTTTCCATCAAGTCTTTTATTAACGCTTACTTCATCATTTAAAAGAAATTCTTTTGATACCAATCTTAGACTAACAGCACCCTTAGTTGTTTGATCTCCAACAGAACTAGAGTTGTCATTGTAAAGAGTTAAATCCAACTGCACATCATTATTATCTTTAATTTTAAGGAGCACTTTTTCAGATGCAACAATAGGCAATCCTTCAACGGCACTTTTCTCATCAATAGCATCACCAGTATCTGTAAACAAAACTGTTGCCACTATGGTATCTTGTAAAAGACTTTCATAATACATTACTTGAACTGTTCCATTAACAACAGAGACACTTCTGTTTGGATCTTTAGTTGAGAAAATATCAATTTTCTCAATGAAAGCCGGTGTAGATTGTGCGCCTGTTACTTTAGTATCTGCCATTTTTATTACCTCTTATTACTATTTAACGCATATAAAGAATATCACTGCATTCTTCCTTTGCTGCCATTACAATAGTTTTAGTAGAACCTTTCTTCATAGATCCATATGAATTCTGCTGTGGCGCAGCACCTTGAGGAACGGGAATAGGAATAGGAATTACCTCTGCCATTTCGTAATCTGCATATGACCTTAATACATTAACTGCTTCATCACCTTCTGCTTTGTTGAGTGCTTTCAGTAATCCAGGGAAAGTTCCTTGCAGTGCTCTGGTTGAGTCAGCATCAATTACAAATTCCTTTCCTTCTTCTGCCATCATATAGAGACCTCTTCCTTTTGTAGGTCCACCCATTCTCATTTTGCCTTTAATCATAGCACGAAGTTTATCACCACCAACACCTTTCTGTGCGTTATAGTCTGCTTTATTAATATCAACAAAATCAGATCTTGCTCCATCGCCGCCCCAACCTGACCATGAAGGACCATGATTATCAGGTGCTGGTGGGGGAGTTCTTTTATTTCCACTATAAGGTGGATTTTTTTGTCCGTCTCTCATTGATCCCACCTCAGCGTGGGTTGCAACATTTCTTACATTAATCATAGATTTACTATAACCCATATCTTTTGCAACTTTTGCTGCCTCAGTAGTAAAAGCATCAAGTTGTTTTGGTTTAATTGTAGACCAATT